CTGTGACGCCACCGCCGAGGAACTCGACAAGCGGTTCCCGGCCTCCCCGCGATCAATCAGCGAATACCAGCAAATACAGGACGCTTTGGTCCACTTCTACGCTTGGACTGATGACCGGGTGTATTTCACTGTTCACGACAACGACCGCCTGGTCTATTGTGTCGAGTCTGTCCGCCGCCACCCTCCCGAAGGAACCCCCCGATGACCCGTCTCTCCGCCCTCGCTGGCATCGCTCTAGGCATTGCCGTCGCCGCGTACGTGTCCCGAGTCCCGCCCGTCAATCGGCCAGCGTCTACGGGGCGTGTGGTGCGTTTGGCGACGGCTCCCGCACCCAATGCCCCGCTTGGCATCCCAGACCCTGCTCCATCGATTGTGGTGGAGTTCCACGGGCACCGGGTGCGAGTGTCCCCGCTGGCCCTGGATATCCCGTTTATGATGATCGCCGGTGACGTGCTTGCCCTCAATGGCACAATACGCTATCAGGATCGCCGGACGCGGCTTACACCTTGAACCCGTACCATGCACCTTGCCAGTGGAGATGAAGCGTGTCTCCATTGGCACCGGTGTATGTGACCGGGACAGTATACGATGTTCCGTTAACCGTAGCGTTCCCGGCTCCGTCATATGTTCCACGCGCAAAAATGCCGGGGGTTGCAATTACCCTGACATTAGGGGAGACGCCCCCGTCCGTTTCGCTGAGCAAAACGTCGACGACTTGAAAGCCGATTGAGGACGTGTTCAGAAGCCATGATCCACTAATCGGCCCGATCTGGTTTCCGACAGTCGGGGACCCGCCACTATACGCCCCCATCATCACCTGGCCCAAGGTGCCTTGCCCGACTGACTCAGCCGGGATCGGAATAGGACCGTTGAACAGGTGGGAATATTGGGCTCCGTAGGTATTTGGCTTGCCCACGGTAAACCCCATGTTGGCGTAACCCACGCGCGAGATGCCGCCCGATCCATCCAATTGATTGAACGGGGCAAACATGCCAGTGATCCGCATGCATGCGAACGCCGGTATCTGCTCGCCGCTGTTGTTCTTGACTGGCCAATACTGTTGGTTTTCCCCTGCCGATGTACCGAGCAGTCCAATCATGCCCGCCTCCTTCGCTGGTCGCGATCCGCTCGCCGCTGCTTGCGCTGCAAGTCCATTACTCGCCGTTCCTTGTATGGTGGGACGTACGGGGATGGCTCGTACAACCTGCTGGCCGAGGTATAGCACCCGCCGCCGCCAATCTCCCAAGTGACTTGTTGAATTGCCCCGTCGGGGTTGATTGATTGGAGCCCGACGTATTTCCCCGAAGCGCCGGCTGCCGTCACGTACTGCGATATTCGCCCATTGGCGTAGTATTGGCTAAGGGTGTTCAGCTCTGCCTCGTAGGTTTTCTGCTGCCACGCCAGAGGCAAACCATCGGCACCGTAGGGCGTGAAACGTTCCCAGACGAGTTCCTCGCGTCGGACAACTTCCACACCGTAACCAGCCGCCGCGCCCGTAGCCTGTGTGTAGCTCCATCGCATCTGTGACGAGGTGTCTGGATGCCTGACGGTGAAGGAGCATTCAAGCTCCAGTCTTGCCGGGTCGAATTGCTTTAGCACGTTGTTCCACGCTACCACTTGTTCGTCGAATCGCACCATTCCCAAGTCGTGCTCTACGGTGAACCGACCGGGATATCTCCACTGCGCTTGATTTGCTCGCGATGAATTGCGGGGGAACTCCAGTGAGATGTTCCCAACGTAATACTCCCCGAAGACAGCCTCGGGACGCCTCCTACGAATCCCGTTTGCATCCGGGCCAGTCTGCACCAGTCCCTTTTCCAATGGCAGGATCTCGCGAAGATATTGCACCGTGTATGACACGCCGCCCGGCTGCTGTGGCTGAACCTGCGGGGCGGCTTGTCCTGGCATGCCTGGCCCGACTGGTATTACTGGCGACTGTGTCGGAGATGGCCCAGGAACGGTCACGATTGGCGCTGCAATCGCGCTGTTCATGTCTCGGATTCGATAGAGGCGAAACACGTCTCGCAATGCCAATGTTCTGGCATCACTCGCTGCGATGCTCGCGAAAAACTGAGTCTCCTTGCCCCATCCTCCGACCGGCTTATATGACAATTGATCAATCGGCTTAATCGTTCCGTCGAGGTCGTAGCCGACTGCCTCTAGTTCGAGTCGCTCTTGATATCGATTCGGTCCGCCCAGGATGCGAACCGTGGCAGGAATCTCCGGGGGATTGCTCGATACTTCCTGCTCGATCAAAAACGTGTTCGCTGGCAATGGAGCCCCGACGCCCTGCTGCCTGATGGCGACGCTGCCATCGATCTGCAACACGATCACCATCCCGAACGGCTCAATCAGATCCGCCAACGCCTCGGCTGGATTCTCGGCCACCCATTCGCATTCGGGCCGCGCGTTGTTCGGGATGTCGCTCACCCCGACAACGCCAGTCTCCCCCATTGCATCGAGAAGCAACTGCGCCAACTGCTGCGGGGTCTTCTCTGTCGCTGTGACGATCAGCCCATCGGCATCACGCTGGTTGTAATGGCCGTAGACCTCGCCAAACCGCCACCGCCACCGCCGATCCGCCGCCGAGAATGACACCAGCGTACCGTCAGTGCTGCGGACCATTGAGGACTGATCAGCCCGGCAGTCCTTCAGCGTCAGCGTTGTCGTGCCGTGGTAGAACACGACATCCCCAGTCGCGGCAATCGCAGCAGTCTGAGGCGTGATCTGGAATGACACCACGCTTGGCGTGATGCCGTGCGTGAGGGTGTAGGATGCCCCGAGGACATTCTGCACGCCGAGATATGTGGCGTAGCTGTGATTCACGAGACGCTGCCCAGGGTGAGGCGTCGGTTATTGGGAATCTCCAATGTGACGCCCTGCAGGTTGGTCCGGTTCAGGTCGATCCCGTTTGTAAATGTGACCGTCCCGGCTGGATCTCTGAAGGTGGCCCCGGCGAACAGATCGCAATTGGTGACCGTCCTGGCTCGCTGGTTCGCCCGGAAATCCAATTCCCCGCCCGACAGTGTCAACGTCGTCAGAGTGCCCGTGCTCTCGTAGGAACAGTATCCCCCGGTGATCGTCACAGTGACCGCCACGCCGGATACATGCCGCCATGACCCCCCGGACAGGGTCGTAGTCGTCACCGCGTTGTTCGTGGTCAAGCTGCCACCGGTTTGCTCCAACGTCGTCAGCGTCACGCCAGACCCGATGACCACGGTTGAGTCTGTCGTCGCGTTTGTGCGGAAACCCACCTTTGCCGTGCTGATCTGGGATGTCTCGCTGGCGAAGAATGCAATCCCGAGGGAGCCTTTCGAAATGGTTACCGTGTTGCTGACGTGCGTGCCTTTCCAGAGGATCGCCGGAACGCCCTGCAGTTCGCTCACGCCAGAATTGAGAACGACCAACTGACACTGTCCCGACCCGCTGTCGATCTTGATGCGGCTCGACCCCTGCCCATCGCCTCCGCCGATCGTGAGGGCTTGCGTAACGCTGTCAGACGAGGTGCCGAGGGCGAGGTACTTGTCGCGGTACTCGGCGTACGGGTAGGCCGAGTCATCCACGTTTGTGTCGGGCAGTCCGATCCGCCCCGTGTATCCCTGCGTGATCGTGATCGACAGGGGGGACACGCTCGACTGTGCCAGACCGTAAAGGCAATCGACGTTCCCCGAGTCGTAAACGATGTCGTCGGAGTCTACCGGCACCGTCGACCCGCTCCAATTCGCCGCGACGTTGAAGAAGTTCGGGCCCGATGCCGAAATCGTCGTGGCAGTCGAGACGGTCCCCGACGTGCTCGACTTTGAGACTGTGATGGTGAACGGCTTCCCTTTCGTCTTTCCCACGAGGACCACGGTCGAACCGCTGGCAGCCGGCGCAGTCTCACCCGAGACGAACTCCCGGAACTCGGCCACATTCGGCCCGCGTTCGGTGACGCTATACGCCGCCCCGAGGGCTGTCGACGTGCTCCCGAGGGCTGCGGCTAGCTCTGTCGCGATCTGCGTTGTGGTGACCGTGGTCCCGACGGTCAGCACGATTGCCCGACCGTTGCAGGTCACAGTCAGCGTGTCCGCTGCGACCCATGTCCCGCCGATCGTGATCGTCTCTCGTTGTGCCACCGGAAGCGCGGCTCCCGTCCATCGTCGTGTCGCCATTTATGCTCACCCGTTGGGGTATCTGAAGAGGAGGGAGGGGCTTTCAAACTCGTAAGCCCAGGAGACGGCGTACATCTGGTTTCCGTAGCGCCCGATCTTGCTCGGCGTGCTGTACGTGATGCGTCGTCGCTCGCGATGTTCCGCCGACGGGAACGCCGGGCCGGGGACCGTGGGCCATGTGCTGACCCCGATACTCTGGCCCTGCTGCTGGCACGTGTAGGGCGTCTGCTGCCTCACGAGTTGCTCGACAGGGGGGCCGTACAATGTCGGAATCACCACCTTCTGCTGACCCCCACCGCCGAACGTAAAGGTTTCCGACGTCGAGTAGACGCCCAGGTCTTGATTGTACTCGGCCTCGGCCTGAATCGTGTACGTCCGGAACGTCACGTACTCGGCCCCGTCGCCCGTCGGGTAGGACAGATCGAGGATCTTGACGCCCGTCCGGCTGCCGGTGTTTCTCATCGCGTGCCGAACGGTTGACCCGTCCGAGTCGTACAGCACCAGATCCAACCCATCGGCACCATACGCCGATTCGAGGGCGATGATCTTGGTGGACAGGTCGGACACCGAGGAGCCCTGCAGCATCCCCTGAATCGACCACGACGCGACGTATCCCGATCGAAGCCCGATCTCGTTGAATGTCGGCCGCTGACTGATCGAGATGATGACTTCGTTATCAGGGTGCGAGTAGCTGCCGTATCTCAGAATCATGGGGCCACCCCCTGCCGCCTCAGTTGTGCCGCCTCGTTGGCCTGTGCGTTCATCTGCGCTCTGATGCGGTTGATCGTGATCTCTTCCAACTCCTTCACCAGTGGGGCAATCCGCTCCTCCAAGGCATCGGCCAGCCGCGACGGGTCAAGGTCGACGGAAATCGTCTGCTTGATGTCTGCCGTGATCTTGGCTTCAGCTTCGGCGATCTTCCGATCCAAGCCGAGCAGTTTGACGATCTCCGCGAACCCAGCCGCATCCGCCCCGGCCTTCGCCTGCTCAGCCATGATGCCCCGGAATGCGACGTTCCCACGGGCGAACTTCAATTCCTCGCTGGTCAACTGCCCCACGCCGCCCGGACCCGCCACCTTACGGGCGATGTCCAGCGTAGCCTGTTTCTCCCTCACGTCCATCAGGCCGAACTCTTCGCGGGCCGCATCGATTCTCTTGCGGGTCTCCTCGATCAGATCACGCTCGGCTTTGGTGCGCTCGAGGATGATCGTGTTCAGATTCCGCTCGTTGTCCAGCCGGGATTGCTGGACGTTGGCGAAGCGTTCTTCCCGTGCTCGTGGGGCGTTGCGCTCTGACTGTGCCCGCTTTTCTTCCTCGTTGCGAAACTGCTCGAAAAAGCCGACATTAGGGAACACCTCTGCCAACGCCGCGTAGAACTGTCGTCCCGGTTTGGCGAATGTCTCTTCGCCCCCGCCTGCCAGATCGCGGATCAATTCCGACACGCCGCCCAGCACCACCTTAGGCGCGTTGAATGCCGTGATGGTGGCCGAGGCGATCGACAGGAATTTATTATCCGCTCCACCGCCGAAGAACCCTTTCCCGGGGGCCGCTCCCTTGGTCGCTTGCCGGACTGTCTCAGTTGCCGCCTTCACCTCGCGGGCGAATGCCTCCACCTCGATCACCCGAGGGCCGCCCGGAATCAATCCGCCGCCGCCACGCCCCGCGACAATCAGCCCATTCCCACCGCCGCCACGCCCACCCGCTGGCCCAGGGAGGAGCCCACCGCCACCGCCGCCACCCCCTGCACCGCCTCCGCCTCTGGCTCGCCGAAAGAACGCCGCGTATGCTGCCTCGACACGTCGTAGGCTCTCAATGTGGGCATTTTCAACCCGCTTGATGTCGACGAGTTGCTGGTCGACATGCCGGCGCTGTGCCTCGCGGATTCTGGCGATGCTTTGAAGTTGCACCGCCTCCATCTGCCGATGCACTGCCGTCGCCGCGTCCGCCGCCTTGCGGGTGTCAGCCGCCGAGGCAAACACCATACGGACATTGATCACCACGTCGGACGATACGCTAGCCACGACGTCCCCCGATCAGTGCACCGACTGGACCAGCGACACGCAACGCCAGCTCCAATTCTGCTGAGTCGCTCGCCTGCCTGATGATGGCCGCGTTTCGCCTCACGATTGGATCGTCTGGGAACTGCCCTACGGCTCGGCACTCGCTGTAATGCTGATAGGCCTGCCAGTTCTGATCGGTCAACGCTCGGGATTGCTCGGGCGTTCCCTTGGGGCAGCCGTTCTCCCTGATACGACATGGCGGGAGATTGCCGACGGGCCGGCGCACTGGCTCGCCGCGGCTCTTCATTCGCTCCCCCGTCTTCTCGTCGTACACGAACGCCTCGCAGTCCTGGCAATCGCGGTGAGCAACTTCGGGGTGCAGGATCGTCAACCGCACCCCCTCCGCTAGTTTTTTGCCGTGTCTCCCGACTCTACCGCCCCACAAAGCAGCGTCCACAGCTTCAAGACGAGGGGATTGACCAGACGTTTGACGCTGTCGACAGACACCGGCACCGCCTCACCGCTCGGCCCTGCGATGTTCCACGCTGTCACCTTCGCCGCGATCAGATCGCACACCAGACGTGTCCAGCCCGCTTCGTCCAATCCTTTCGACTTGGCCAAATACTCCGCGAAGTCAGCCGCCGCCATCGGTCGATAGGCAAGCTGGATCTCGTCCCACAGTTCACACGCGGGAATCGTCGTCTCGCGGGTGTAGCCATCGGGAATGAACGGGGAGGGCATCGTGTCGCCTTATGCTGTGCTGTCGCTGGTGATGACCAACTCTTTCGTTGCTCCGCTGCTGCGGGCCGATCCCGACAACGTGAGGAGGATCTCCCCCGGACCACCAACCACCGGGGAAGCATCGGGGACCATGAGGGCCGCCACTGCAAATGTAATCGATCGGTTGCCGTTCGTCAGTACGAAGGTTGCCGCACTCGCCCCGCTGGAGTTGATCCCATACAGATCCACCTCATCCGAGGTATACGGCACCGTCAGCGAAAGGGTAACGTCTCGGCCCTCTGTGTGAATGTCGGTCGCGGTCTGGCTGTTCGCGAACCGGCTGTTGATCCGATTGTCGATCGTGAGTTCCCATTGCGTGACCGTCCGCGTCGTGCCCTCGATAGTGCAGACTGCATCAGACCAGACGTAAGGCGGGTCGGTCGGGGCCGCGATCGTCGGGAAAGCAGTCGCCGACACGACCTCCGTCTTGCCGGTCAACTCACAATCGAGTTCCAGCGGGCCACCAGCCGAAGCCCTAAACGTCGCTCGGCCCACCTTGCAGCCGCCGTAAACGAACCGCTTGGCAACCCGATCGATAAGCACGTCGAACGCCGGGAGAGTCTCGGCGAACGCAAAGACGTCCGTGGATTCGTTGGCCCCCATGATCCGGGGGAGGATCAGGTCGAGCATCGAGGGAGTAGCGTGAAACTGCACGCCACCGCTTACCCGATAGATGCTGTCCCGTGCTCGCTCGATCGGGATTGATCGCGTCCCACGAATGCCGTTCGTCTCGACGATTTCCTGTTGCTTCCGCAGGCTCTCGCTGATGAACTCGAACGACTCGGTGTACGATCCGACCGCTGTCCCCGTCGCCGCCATCGATAGGCGACTCTGGTGCCCCATGCTCGCATCAGCCATCAGTTGATCCCCTGATTAATTCTCGCTGCTACCGCATCCGCCAACCGCTGGCCGATCAGTGTAACCGTTGCCTCATTCACCCCGACATGCGGACGGGCTGGCATCCGCTTCGTCCCCGTCTGGTGGAAGTGTGCGTAGGGAACCTCAGTGCCAAACGTCAGCCACGTTGGGCCAGTGATCCACACGGTATCCTCCGTGCCGTTGGGCGTCGTGAGGCTCTCGAACATCCGCCCGGTATCGACGAGGATCGCGGAGTGTTCCTTGCGGGCGATTGTCACCGGGGACAGTGGAGCCCACGCTGCCCCGTTTGGCCCGTGCTGGCCCAGGTACATCTCCCGCTCCCAGTCCTGGATGATCCTGATGGACTCATCGAGGGCCTGCGTATACGGGCCGTCGACTGCGTCTTCGGTCGCCTGGAGAACCACGTCGATCAACTGGCCGAGGCTCGGGTATTGCGTCACGTCCGGCCCTCGCGGTTGGTGATCCGCAGAACGAACCCCGAGACGAACAGATCACGGGCGAAAGCCGTCTGATCGACGATCGCCAGAGGCTGCACTGCCATCGTATAGCCCCGCGTCAAGTCCAGCCGCTGGTTGCTGAACGCCTTGCGGATCGTCTCACGCCACGTCAGCCGCTGATCCAACCCCAGCCGTTGCTTGTCCATCGGCTCCTCTGCGTCGATCCGCAGCGATGCCACGAGGGCCAC